ACGACCGAGACGAAACCCGCAAGGCGTATGGCCAGCCGCTCGTGCTCGTGGCCAACTCGTGGGGCAAGTGGAACACCGGGCCGCGGGCAGTGATGGGGACGACGCTGGAGATCCCGCACGGGTCTTTTTGGGCCCGCTGGTCCGACATTAGCGGGCGATACGCAATCGCCTTCTCTGGCGTAAACGGCTGGCCTGCCCAGCAGTTACCAAACTGGACGGGGGACGTGCTGTGAGATTCCTTGTGGCCTTGTGCATCGTGCTGGTGGGCTGCGTCGTGACGCTGCCGGCTGATGATGCGTCGCTGACAGCCGAGATGGCTGCCGAAACTGCCCGTGCTCTGGTGAAGATGCGGGCCACGCCCAGCCCGGAGCCAACGCCTGCGAGCGACAAGTGCTCTACGTGCGGTGCGAAGAATCCGCCCGGCGGCGGCTGGCTTGGTGACGGCACCGTGAAGGTGCCATGCCCTGAGTGCAACAAGCAAAAGGCCAAGAAATGACCCGCCAAGAACTCATCGACGCCGTGTGGGACGAGCTCCCGGCCAAGCGGTATCTGCTCGGCCGCAAACGTGGCGAGCGGCTTATCGACCGTGCCATCCGCAAGTGGCCCGTGCCCGTGCTGTACCAATGCGATGCCCAGCAGACCGCCGTGGTGGGCCAGCACCTGGCCAAGAGCATCGAGCGGCAAGAGCGTGCCGAGTACGGCATGGGCTTCTTCGCCAGCATTATCTTGGCGGCCATCGTGTCCGAGATCGTGAAGATCCTGATTCGCCGCTGGCTGGAGAACCGAGTCGAGATGCTGGAGGCCCTGTCGTGACGGAGGCCACCAAGGAGACGCTTTACACGGCCCTGCGTGACTACGGCTTCTCGGTCGTCGTCGCCCTGGCAGCCGGCTGGGTGCTGCGAAACGACGTGCTGATCCCGTTGGTCGAAGAACATCGCGTGTTCGTTCGCAGCCTGAGCGAGACGCAGAGCGAGATCAGCAAGGCCGTCACCGAGCAGACAAAGCTGCTGTACGAGATGAAGCACATGCGAGACACCCCATGAGCCCCATGAGCCCGAGGACGCTGCGGCCCCGTGCTGGTGGATTCAATCCACGCAGCATCGCTGGCCTGTACGCATGGTGGGATGCCGTGGACTCCAGCACCTACACGGTGGCCACTGGGGTGTCGTCGTGGCGGGACAAGGTAGCCAACAGGGCCGCCACGCAGGCCGTTGGATCGCTGCAGCCGCTGCTCTCGACGATCAACGGCAGGACAGCCTTCGTGTTCGACCAGGGCGACCTGCTGTTGGCGTCTGGCCTCTCGTACTCGATCACGGCTCAGAGCACGTTCGCTGTGTGCCAAGTGGACGCCGCCACATCCGGCTTCGGTCGAATCGTCGTTCAGGAGAGCGACGCCGAAAACGCTAACTACATCGCGCTGCTCATTCCGAACCCGGCTGCATTTCAGGTGGGGAGCTATTTCTCAGGAGCGTTTCGCTCTGGCGTGAGCGTGACGCAGTCCACGGGAGTCATTGCGGAGTCGCATCACAACGGGACATCCTTGTCTTGCGCTGTTAACGGCGTGTCAGGGGCGTCGTTCACGGGAGCGCTGTCGTTCACGCCGAACAAAATCGCCATTGCGAACAGTGCTAATGCTGCTGCCAGCTTTATCGGCCGCATCGGCGAGGTGCTGATCTGGAATCGTGCCATGACGGCCACCGAGATCAGTACTGTCCGACGCTATCTGTCTCGCAAGTGGGGGATCGCAGTGTGAGGTACTTCCGTGAAGAAACGCCGGGCGTCTATGAACAGGTTCGCGTGATGCTGGACGCTGCCTGGAATCTGCCTGACAGCAACGGCACGGACACCTGCATGCGTCATGAGGCAGATGCCCTGCGGGACGACGACGGCAGGATCGTCGTGGCTCTCAAGGACTTCTTTCTGGAATGGGAACCCGCCTCAGCCATGATGCCCCAGCTGCTCGGCAGCGGTGCAATCACCGAGATCACCGCAGACGAGTACAGGCAGGCGACGCACCGCCCGCTCCCCTAACTGCAAGACGTACGGCATTTCGCCATACCCTGAGACTCAGGCCACGATGCGGGCCAGACCCGAGCCACGGAGCTAGACCATGTCCCATGTGAAGATCAAGCGGTACGAGCGTGACGTGAGCATCGTGCTGCACAGCACTACCACTCTGGCCACCACGCTCAGGCTGGACGATATGGCCGGTGGTGTGGTGTCGCTTGGCACCATGACCACCAACGCCACAACGCTTCAGACGTGGGGCGGCACCGCAGTGGACGGTGCGTTCCGCCGCATGTACGGGGCAGACGGCTCTGCGGCCGACATCACGCTGGCCCCCTCGAGCACGGACGGCAGGATCTACGCCCTGCCTGATGCGGTGTTCGCCGTGTCGTTTCTCAAGATCGTCTCGGCCACCACGAACAGCACAGGCACTCTCGGCATCGTCAGCCTGAAGAGCTAATGCCCCAACGCATCCCATGCCACAGGCCGCTGCGTCTGCGTGCGTCACGCCCACAGCGAGACGAGAGCACCAGGCCCAACGCGGCAGCCCGTGGCTATTGCTCAGTGGCTTGGCGTCGGCTCAGGCAGGCAGCCCTCATCCGTGACGCATGGCAGTGCCAGGACTGTGGCCGCATCTGCACTGACAAGCGTGAGGCCCAGGTAGACCACGTCGTGCCGAAGTCGAAGGGTGGGGCCGACGAGCTTGCCAACCTGCGGACGCTTTGCATCAGGTGCCACGCACGGAAGACGAACGCTCAGCGGCGAGAGGGGGAGGGTGGTCGCTGCCATACCGGCAGCGTCTGAGGAAAACCCGATGTTTCCCTCGCGCGTGCGCGTCCGCACATTTCCGCAGCGTTTTTGAGGTGGCCCGATGAAGCGAGGACCGAAGCCGATGCCCGAGGCCGCCAAGCGGCTGGCTGGCAACCGTGGCAAGCGAAAGATCCGGCCGGATCTGCCGGCACCGCCAGGCGTTCCCCCGATGCCGGCTCGGCTGTTGGTCGAACCGCTCGCCGTTGAGAAGTGGAACGAGTTCGTGCCGATCCTGTCTGGCCTCGGCACGCTAACGACTGCCGACGGCGAGGCGTTGGCCACTTTGTGCGAGGTGTACGCTGCCACGCAGGCGTGCCTGATGGAGCTCCGGGCCAGTGGTCCGGTGATGCACACCGACCTGGGCGGCGTGAAGCCCAACCCGGCCGGGCCCTTGTATCGTGGATTAGTGAGCCTGCAGGCGTCGCTAATGGGCGAGTTTGGCCTGACACCAACCAGCAGGACGCGGCTCGGTGCCAAGGAAGAAAAGCCAACCGACGAAGTCGAAGAGTTCTTCAAGCTCCACGGTGCCTGATCTCTGCGATGAAGGCGAGCGGCGTTACCGCCGTGTCGTGCACTTCTTCGAGAACATCCTGCGGCACAGCAAGGGGCAGAACGCCGGCAAGCCGTTCAAGCTACTGCCGTGGCAGCACCACGTCATGCGTGAGCTCTTTGGCCGGCTCACGCCAGAGGGCATCCGCCAGCATCGAGTTGGGTACATCGAGCTACCGAAGAAGCAGGGCAAGAGCACCACGCTGGCCGGCATCGCCCTGTACATGACGGCGTTTGACTCCGAGCCGGGGGCCGAGGTCTACGGTGCGGCCTGCGACCGAGAGCAGGCGGGCATCATCTACCGTGAGGCGGCCTCGATGGTGCGAGCGTCGCCTGCTCTGAGCAAGCACCTCGAGGTCATCGACAGCCGCAAGACCATCATTCACAAGGCCAGCAACTCGTTCTATCGGGTGCTGTCGGCCGATGCGTTCCGAGCCGAGGGGCTGAACATCCACGCCCTGCTGTTTGACGAGCTCCACGCTCAGCGTGACCGGCGGCTATGGGACGCCCTGCGGTACGGCGGTGCGGCTCGCCGATCGCCGCTGCTGCTGTCGATCACCACGGCTGGCTACGACCGCAAGAGCATCTGCTGGGAACAGCACGCCTACGCCGAGCGGTGCATTGCGGACCCGGCTGTAGACCCAGCCTTCTTCGGGTGCATCTACGCCGCCTCGCCCGAGGACGATTGGAAAGACCCGAAGACGTGGCACAAGGCCAACCCGTCGCTGGGCGAGACGATCACGGTGGAGTCGTTCGCAGCCGACGCCCGTGAGGCCGAGCAGTCGCCGTCAAAACTCAATAGCTTCTTGCGGTACCGGCTGAACGTCTGGACGACGCAGGACGTGCGGTGGCTGTCGCCCGATGCGTGGGCGAAGTGCGGCGGCCAGCTGCGTGACGAGCTCGAGAAGCGTGAGTGGTACGCCGGGCTCGACTTGGCCAGCACCACGGACTTGTCGGCGCTAGTGCTCGTGAGCCAGGCCGACGACGGCACCTTCGACGTGCTGCCGTATTTCTGGGTGCCCGAGGTGAACGCAGCCGAGCGGACGCAGCGAGACAAGGTGGACTACATCGGCTGGATACGAGACGGGCATATCCGTGCCACCGATGGGAACGTCACCGACTACGACGTGATCCGGCGAGACATCGTGGAACTGTCGCAGCAGTTCAACATCCGCCAGCTGGGGATCGACCGCTGGAACGCCACGCAGCTGGCCACGCAACTGCAAGGAGAAGGCATCAATGTGACAGGCTTTGGGCAGGGCTACGCCTCAATGTCGAGCCCTGCGAAACAGTTGGAGAACCTCGTGCTCTCGGAAAAGATCCGGCACGGCGGCCACCCAGTGCTGTCGTGGATGGCGGCGAACGTGGCGACACAAAGCGATTACGCCGGAAACATCAAGCCGAGCAAGCAGAAGTCAACGGAGCGTATCGACGGAATCGTGAGCCTCGTGATGGCACTTGGGCTCCACGCTACGGCGACTGCAAAGCCAGCAGACCAGTCCTGGGACATCATCACGCTATGAGCGAGACAGCCACCAACGACTACCGGATGCACGAGCTCCGTGGCATCGACTGGAGCGAGATGGGCGGTGGCCGCACGTCTTCGGGCATCCGGGTGAACGCCGACACGTCGATGGCCTGCTCGGCCTACACGGCGTGTATCCGTGTCATTTCGGATTCGGTGTCGTCTCTGCCGCTGCATCTGTACGAGCGGGTGGCCACGGGCGGCAAGCGCAAGGTTCCAGAACACCCGCTGTACCGTCTGCTGCACACGCAGCCGAATCCGTGGCAGACGGCTCAGGAGTTTCGGGATTGGATGACGGGCCTGTACCTGCACTACGGGGCGTCGTACGCCGAGAAGCGGCCCGGGCCCCGTGGCACGGTGGGCGAGCTCTGGCCGCTGCACAGTTCACGCATGGAGGAGGAGCGGCTGGAGAACGGCCAGATTCGCTACCTCTACCGTGAGCCGGATGGCCGGCAGACGGTGTACCGCCAGGAGCAGATCTTTGCCCTGCGGTACACGACCAGCGACGGTATCCACCCTATCCCGACGTACCGGCTGTTTCAGAACGCCATCGGCCTGGCTCAGGCGTTGGAGGCTCACGGGGCCACCTACTTCGGCAACGGTGCCCGGCCCGGCATAGTGCTGGAGAGCGACAACCCGATCCCCGTCGAGGCGGCCGAGCGTCTGCGTGAGCAGTGGGAGCGGATGCACCGTGGTGCAGATCGTGCCCACCGCACTGCGATTCTGCCCAACGGCGTGAAGGCCCACGAGCTCTCGCAGAGCAACGAGGCGGCCCAGTTCCTTGAGACACGCCAATACCAAGTCATCGAAATCTGCCGGGCGTTTCGTGTGCCGCCGCACATGATTCAGGATCTCACCCGCAGCACGTACTCGAACATCGAAGTGCAGGGCACCGAGTTCGTGCAGCACTGTCTGCTGCCGCATCTCAAGCGGTGGGAAGCGGCCATCGCCCGTGACCTGATCGAAGACGACGAGACGTACTTTGCCGAGCACAACGTCAGCGGCCTGCTGCGTGGCGATCACGCGAGCCGCTCGGCCTACTACGTCTCAGCGATCCAGAACGGGTGGATGTCGATTAACGAAGTGCGTGAGATGGAAAATCTCAACCCGCTCGGCCCCGAGGGCGACAAGCACTTCATTCAGTTGAACATGACCACGCTGGAGAAGGCCGGCGAGGAGCCGCCTGCACCGGAGCCGGTGGCCGAGCCGCCGGTGGTGGTCGAGGCCGAGGACAGCCCGGCCGACGAGCTCGAGGACGACGCCGAACCAGAGGAGCAGACCGATGGAGATTGAACGCCGGGACTTCGCCTTTGAGGATGACAACGAGCTTGTTGTCGAGAGCCGTGCCGATGGCCGGGCCGCCATCGTTGGCTACGCCGCCGTGTACAACCGGCTGAGCCTCGACCTGGGCGGGTTCAAGGAAGAGATCCTGCCGGGTGCGTTCGACAAGATTCTCGGCCGCCAACGTGGCAAGGGCGACGTGGTCGCACTCTTCAACCACGACAGCAACATCGTGCTGGGCCGCACGTCGTCTGGCACGCTGGAGTTGTCCAGCGATGAGAAGGGGCTGCGGTACGTGGTGACGCCGCCCGTGAGCCGGGCCGACGTGCTTGAGCTCATCCAGCGGCGTGACGTGCGTGGCTCGTCGTTCGCCTTCACCGTTGACCCCAAGCACGAGTCGTTCCGCACCGGCGAGGACGGCAAGGCCGTGCGGCAGATTCGAGAGGTTTCGGGCCTGTACGACGTTGGGCCCGTGCTGGTGCCGGCGTACCCGCAGACGAGTGCCGGCGTGGCCATGCGTTCCTACGAGGCATGGCTGGCGTCACAGGGCGAGCCAGCGGCCCCGCCTGCCGTGCGTTCGGCCATGCGTGGCGTCGCCCAGGCGTGGGCCGCCATGCTGAGGCTCCGCAATGTCTGAGGCCCGCTGCACCTGC